ACAGGAACGGCAACCGAGTTTTGTATGAACGAAAACGCTCTTGATAGCATTGTTTCGGTTAAGGTTTACGGCGTTGAAACTACCGATTATACGGCGGATTTGGCAAACGGCAAAATTACCTTTGATACGGCTCCCCAAAAGCCAGAAGAAACCGAAACGGAGGACGGAGGGGTTTATCCGCAAGGCTACGCAGGTATAGAGATTACAGCCTCTAAGGTATGGAAATCTATTGACGGCGTAAAGCAGGAAACGGATATAGCCGATATTATTACAGGGTGCACGCTTTGCACTACTTACGATAATAGAGTTTTCTTTTCGGGCAATCCCGATTATCATAACCTTTTGTTCTGGTGTAAGTTAAGTAATGTAAGCGGACGAGCCGACCCGACATATTGGGGTGTGCAGGACTTTCAACCAGACGGCGTAGGACACGCTCCTATTACAGGGCTTATGTGCGTTTCCGATACGCTAATGGTGTTAAAGGCTGACACTCAGCAGGATTCGGCAATTTATTTCCACGCAGGACAAAATACAAACGATAACGTGCAACCGAGGATTTATCCGTCGGTGCAAGGCTTATCTGGGCTTGGTTGCGTAGGTGCCTGCTGTAATTTCCTTGACGACCCGATATTTATATCGAGGCTCGGCGTAGAGGGCGTTTCACAGTTAAAAATTGCCTCCGAGCGTGCTAATGAGCACCGCTCTCGTCTAATCGACGCAAAACTCGTAAATACCGACTTGTCAAAGGTTAGCCTTGAAGAATGGGGCGGATATTTATGCGTGTTGACGGACGGCAAGATTTTCCTTGCGGATAGCCGACAACGTTATCAGGACACATCGGGCTCTATGGAGTATGAGTGGTATTATCTTGAAAATATCGGTGTTTGGCGTAATCAATACAAAGAGTTTTCCTATTCTTCGGTTTTACCCGAGGAACTTATCGGGGCAAAGGTAGAGCACGACGGCGTAGAATACGCCATAGAACTTGCCAACCAGGTGTATTATCCGCAGGAGTATGAGACAAAAAATCTTTGCGGAAACATAGTAAACGCCCCCGACGACGAGGGAAACAGCACGGCTAACGTCCATACAAAGATAATTACTGTAAATATAGGCGATACGCCGATTTCGGTAGCGGTATCATATATCGTTTACGATATTACGGACTCTATCACGAGCGAGATTATCGAGCGACATATCTATTTGTGTGAGAGCAAAGGCAACCATACAGGCGGAGTATTCCAAAAGGCGGTTGTATTGCGTTCTATGAGTGATAATTTGTTTTTTGGCTGTGTAAACGGCACTGTATGCTCGTTTAATTTCGACCAAAGAGACGAGGACGGCGAACTGCCTCCCTCTACCTACAACTTTGACGAAAGAACGATTATGTGCGGTTGTGCAACTCTTATGGATAATTGCCAAATTCCGCACCTTACAAAGACGACGATTAAGCGTTCCACTGTTATTAAAACAAAGTCTTTTAAGAGTAGCACGGCAAAGGTAAAGGTTAGAACGAATAAAAAGCCTTACGAGCAAATTTCTCGCATAAATAGTGCCTTATTTTCGTTTGACGATGTGGATTTTTCCGATTTTTCGTTTATTACCAACGAACAATCACTCTTTGCGGTTAAAGAGAAAGAGAAACAGTGGGTAGAAAAACAATACTATATCTATTCGGACGAATACCTAAAACCTTTCGCCTTGTATTACATATCTTTCCGTTATCGTGTTGCAGGACGATATAAAGATTAAGGAGGCTTATTTATGAGCACGACAAAAAAACTAACAAAAATTACGCCTAATCAAATTGCAGAGAAAGGCGTGCAGGCGTTATCTAACCGCCCAAATTCGCCCTCTCAATACGGCGTAGGCGGTTTGAGTGCCGTAAACCTCAAATTGTGGTTTGATAAACTTGCAACTTTCTTGGCTGAGAAAGTAAACGAGTTGCAGGACACGCTATCGGGCAACGAGGCGGCGGAATATATCCGTATTTTGCTTGACGATTACAGTGTGGAAAACCTAAACGACCTTGTTTTGTCGTTTACAAACGGCAATTTTGCAAAAAAAATTTTGAAATTATATCCGTCTGCAAGTGCAGTAACAAGACTAACGTTGCAGGCAATAATCGACCAAATCGCCGCCGATACGGCAAGTCTTTTCGCTCACATAGAGCGTCTCGACAACGCCAAATTGAGCAAAATTACATCTACGGCACCTTATAAGAGGGCGTATATAATCAACGCTGACGGCACGCAAAGCCAGGTGTATATATGCGATTCGCCCATTGGCAACGCAATTCCTCTATACACGAGCGACGGACAAATCAGTGTTGCGTTTCCTACCAAAAACGCCCACGCAAGCAATAAGGAATACACCGACAATCGAGATAAACTGCTTGGCTCTAATGTTGAATTATCTATCGACCCAACTACCTATGTAATGACGGTAAGACTCAAAAATACAGTAGGGGCTGTGTTAAGCACAGCGACGGTAGATTTACCGCTCGAAAGTATGATTATCGGAGGCAGTTATGCCGACGGCGTTCTTACTTTAAGATTGCGTAACGAGGACGGACATATCGACGACAATGTTATAAATATTGACATTTCCGACCTTATCGACGGACTTGTAAACATAACCACATATAACGCTGGCGTAGCCACTCTTAATGCTCGTATAGACGGCACAAATAATAATTTGCAGGCGTTTATAGACGAAATAGAATTAAGCAAAATTTACGCCCACGCCGCTTTTCACGCCGAAGAATCGGAAACGGCTCGTAATTTTACCCGAGGAGGTGGAATTGATAAGCAGTTTAAGGAAATCCTTGCAGGCAACGGAATGAGTATAGGGCTGTCAATGGATAGCAATTACAAACTAACTATTGACCTTAAAAACAAGAAAGGTGCGGTTATCAGCAGTGGTATGATTGACCTACCTATCGAAAGTCTTATTACAAACGCCTCTTATGGCAATAAAATCCTTACACTCACTTTCCAAAGCGGACAGACGTTAAGGGTAAGTATTGCCGATATTGTAAGCGGTTTGGTGCCCGAAACGAGAAAGGTAAACGGAAAGGCTCTCTCGTCGGATATAACACTTTCTGCGGAAGATGTCGGAGCGTATTCTAAAAACGACACTTACCAAAAAACCGAGGTCGGCAATCTTTTATCTGCAACAAAAACGGAACTCAGGCAGGATATTGAGGGTAAACAGGTTGTTGGATATGCTTATTTTTCAACTGAAACCGAAAAAGCAAGCGGATATATAAAGGGCGGACAAATAGACAAAGAATTTACGGCAATAAAAAAGGCTCTGGCGTCTCTTAACGTCAGTGAAACTTAAAATATAGGAGGACAATATTTATGTTGTTAGAAAAAACAAAAATCTACGGCGTTGACGGCGTAGGAAAATCGAGCCCTACGCTTGAAAGAACGGACGCCTCGGTGGGGCTTGGCTATACTAAGGGTGTAAGTGAAATTTACAGCGATTTCGACAAATGCTACCCTTGGTGTGAAATGCACGAGGTTGTGGACGAACTCGGAAATGTGTTTATTCGTATTCCTAAGTTTTATACGAAAATCACAAAGAACGACGACGGCAGTTACAAACACCAGATTTCAGGGTGCCGTTATGACGGATTTTCTACCTTGTTTATCGACGGCAAGGGCAACGAACTCGATTACATTCTCGTAGGCAAATACGAGGGCTCCTGCGACGGCTCGGATTATGCTACGGCTAAAATGAAATCCGTATCGGGTGCAACAGTAAAGGTATCTATTACCATTGACAATTACCGCAAGGCGTGTAGAAATAACGGAGACGGCTATCAGCAATACGACTTTTTGATTGACGCAATTCTTAAAGAATTGTTTATGATTGAGTTTGCTACAACGCACTCGCAATCTATTATGTATGGCTTTGCAAATGGCAATTCAGCCGCTCTTATTACAGGGCACACCGACAACGTTAGCACGCCGTCAGGCTCTTGGAATACAGGGCACGAAACAGTGGCGGAGGGCGAGGAGCCTATCGTTTGCACGACTTGCCACACTGACGGACATCACGCCTGCAAATATAGAGGCATTGAGAATCCTTGGGGCAACACCTGGACCTTTGTTGACGGTATCAATTTTAACGGCGAAAAGATTTATCACTGCTCCGACCCTGAGTATTACGAGGGCGGTAAGTATGACGCACCTTATTCGTATGTAGGCGATAGATGTATGAGCGAGGGTTACTTAAAAGAGGTTACGCCTTTTGCTAAAAACCCCTTACTTGGCTATGCTACCAAAAACGGAGCGAGTGCCAACACTTATTACTCCGACTACTACTATGTTTCGCAAACAGGCGTAATCCTTATCGTCGGTGGGGATTGGGACTACGGCGGCGGCGCTGGCTTGTGGTATTGGCGTGGTGGCAGCGCCGTGTCTGACACGAGCGGTCGCATCGGGGGTCGCCTTTGCTATAAACCTCTTTAAGAGAGGGATTGTTAAGGGGGAAACCTCCCCCTTGATAATTTATTAAAACAATAAAAGGGTAGTGCGTGCAATCCCCGTCCTTATCGTCGGTGGGAATTGGAACAACGGCGACAACGCTGGATTGTGGAATTGGAATGGTAACAACGCCGTGTCTAACACGAACGGTAACATCGGGGGTCGCATTTAATCTTGTAATTTAGTTATAGCACGCACAATCCGTAGCCCTTGCTAAAAAACACTTCACAAAGAGGGCGGTTTAGTAGGTTTATTCTCGAAAGACCGCAGGAAGATTAAAGGATATTCTATGAAAAGGGTAGGTTATTTATACGAAAAGATGTGCGATAAGGATAGAATAATCAGGGCTATCCGAAACGCCGCAAAAGGTAAAACAAATCGACCTTACATTGCGAGAATACTTAACAACATAGAGTTTTACGCTCTCGAAATAAAGCAAATGTTAGAAAGCGGAAACATCGTTTTATCGCCTAACTCATACCAAAATATTTACGATAATTCTTGTCGTAAAAATCGGCTTATAACTGTGCCTCGGTTTTATCCCGACCAAATTATACATTGGCTCGTAATTACCGAAATTCAGCCTATAATCGAAAGGGGTATGTATAGGTATTGTTGCGGTAGTATTCCAAATAGAGGCGGAATTGACGCCAAAAAATATGTAGAAACAGCCATTAAAGATAAGAAAATGCGATATGTTGCCAAACTTGATATTTCAAAGTTTTTCAACAACGTTAAACCAAAGTATTTAATGGCGATGTTTGAAAGAAAAATCAAAGACAGGAAAATGCTTGATTTAATTTCAAAGATTCTAACTAACGGAGGCGACTGCCTGCCTATCGGTTATTATACCTCTCAATGGTTTTCTAACTTTTTCTTAGAGGGGTTAGACCACTATGTAAAAGAAACGCTGAAAATTAAGTATTATGTTCGGTATGTGGACGATATGGTGCTTATCGACGGCAATAAAAGAAAATTACATAGAGCAGTGGAGGCTATAAACGAATATCTAAAAACTATTGGGCTTTCACTTAAAGATAATTGGCAGGTATGGAAACTCCACAGCAGACCTATTGATTTTGTCGGTTATAGGTTTTATAAAAACAAGACCATTCTACGAAAAAGGATATTTTTTAGGCTTTGCCGTAGAGTGCGAAAAGTTAAAAAGACAGGCTACATCACACCACACCAGGCTATGAGTATTCTTTCTCTCGTCGGGTGGTTATCCCACATAAATGCGTGCAAATGGTATAAGAAAAATATTTATCCATACGCACCGAAAAATAAACTCAAACGGATTGTAAGCAATTACAGTAAAAAATTAAACGGAGGACTTAAACAATGAAAGTGTTTAGTAAAGAAAAGTGGTTAGAAACTGCCAACGCCCAAAAGGAACAAAAAATTTTGTCTCAGCGAGAAATTGACGACGCTTGCGAAATCTGGGTTGACGAAATGGACGGTAAGAGCGTAGAAGAACTTACCGCTCTCGGACATCAAAACATCAGGGAAGATTGGCTCGTAAATCGCTAAGGGTGGTAGTTATGAAAATGGAATATAAGTTAATTGAAAACATCAAAAAGGGCTTTATTGTAACAAGGGAGCCCGAGCAGGTGGACGACGAACTTATAATTACCTTTACAGGAGCCCCGAGCGGTGCGACGGC